TTCTATATGATTTTCTTACAGATCAAAATGGAAAATCTCTTGGCAAAGATGAGTATGAATCGGCACACTGGCTGACAGTCAAGTCGATTCCCAATCAGGCACTCTATTTTGAATCATTGATTCATGAATATGGAGCGGTGTATGACAAGTTGCCTCTTCATGCTTTTGTGTGGAGAAAAGATGTTGATGTGAGAAAACTATATCCCTTGGATTGGTTGCAACTTTGGGATTGTATGTCATACAATATTTCTGTGATTCGTAAGGAGCGTCTACGAAACGCAAGATGTGAAGTAATGATGAAAGATAAGTCTCGCGCACCTGGCTACTATCTGTTTACAGTAGACCCATGTGCATCTGATCCAAACGAAGTAGATGTTGGGTGGTCCGAGACACCGAATGAACACAAATCTTTCAACATCATAAAGTTGGACAATGGTCAGTTTGCAGCACAGCCCAACAATCGAATCATATGGAGACATCAATCACAAACTCCATCATCGGATCTCAAGATTCCATACTTTAAATTTTCTACACGCAAGTGGTTCTGCGAGAACCAAGATCGTTGGAGTGCATCGGGCGCAACAAATTTTAACTACGACACAAATACTGACGAAGAGTATTGACAGTGTGTATACCTATAGTACAATGAAGTGAAGCCTAACATAAGGAGAATATCATGGCTACAAAATTGGTTAGACTAGTTACGGGTGAAAATCTTCTCGCAAATGTTACCGATAATGGAAGTACACTCACGCTGAAGAAGCCAGCGATGATTGTGATGATTAACAAGGGAGAAGTCGGTCTTGTTCCTTGGATTCCATTTGCTAAGGAAGAAAGCGTTACGATTGCAACAGACAAGGTTCTGTACTGCGTCGATCCAGAAGAGAATACAGCAAACGAATATAGCACAGGCTTTGGCTCAGGTCTTGTCATGCCAACTGGTGGCGTGAAGCCCGTTTCGCTCAAACTCTCTGGAGAATAAACCTTGAATTTCTTAAAGCAGATTGTGAAAGAGTCTGGCAATAAGTTTGCCAGCATCGTTGAGGATGGAATCGACGGAGCAGATGTCGCGGGATTTGTTGACACTGGTTCGTATGCTTTCAATGCGCTTCTTTCTGGTTCCTTGTACGGAGGAGTAGCGGACAACAAGATCATTGCCCTTGCGGGTGAATCTGCCACGGGAAAGACCTACTTTACCCTTGGGATTGTCGCGCAGTTCCTCAAGAACAATCCCGAGGGCATGGTCCTCTACTTCGACTCAGAGCAAGCGGTCACATCCGACATGTTCGAAGGTCGTGGTGTTGACTCCAAGAGAGTCGCTGTGTTTCCAGTTGCCACCATTGAGGAATTCAAGACTCAATGCGTGTCGATTGTTGACAAGATCCTTGAGATGGACGAGTCTGAGCGCAAGCCCATGATGATCGTTCTTGATTCCCTTGGAATGTTGTCAACCGAGAAGGAAATGAACGATTCGGCAGAGGGCAAGAATGTCAGAGACATGACACGGGCGCAGGGAGTGAAGGCGACATTCCGAGTCCTCACGATGAAGTTGGGCAAGGCAAGGATTCCCCTTGTGATGACGAACCACACATATGATGTTGTGGGTGCGTATGTCCCAACGAAGGAGATGGGTGGTGGTAGCGGTCTGAAGTATGCCGCATCCACCATCGTCTACCTTTCCAAGAAGAAGGAAAAGAATGCGGATGGCGATGTCATCGGAAACATCATTCATTGCAAGTTGTATAAGTCTCGTCTGACCAAAGAGAATCAGATGGTCGATGTTCAGTTGAACTACGACAGTGGTCTGAACCGATACTATGGTCTTGTGGAGATCGCATTGACTCATGGCATCTTCAAGAAGGTATCGACTCGCATCGAACTTCCCGATGGCACAACGGCATTTGAGAAGAACATCAATGAGAATCCCGAGAAGTACTTCACCGCAGAGGTGATGAAGCGTCTTGAGGAAGCGGTTGCAAAGGAGTTCAAGTATGGAACAGCAAGTTCATAAGTTGGCAGTCGTTGTTCCGTACCGCGATAGGGCAGAGCATCTCAAGCAGTTTCTTCCACACATGAAGGAATATCTTGAGAAGCAAAATATCGTACACAACATTTACATCATTGAGCAAGAAGCAGGGAAGCCTTTCAACAGAGCCAAGTTGCTCAACATTGGCTTTCTTGAAGCAGATACAGACTGTGACTACTTTGTGTTTCATGATGTTGACATGTTGCCACAGAATGTTGACTACAACTATCAGGATTTACCTACGCATCTTGCAGCAGCAGCAAGTCAGTTCAACTTTGCTCTTCCTTATGATGGATATTTCGGTGGCGTGACGATGTTCAGTCGTTGGGCAATGAACAAGATAAATGGCTACTCCAATGAGTATTGGGGTTGGGGTGCTGAGGATGATGATGTTCTTTATCGCTGCCACTTGGCAGGAATAAAGGTGCAGAGACAGACACCAGGCATCCTGAAGTCCTTGAATCACGACAGGCAGATAGACGAACAGGACTATAAGAAGAACATCGAACGCATTCGTGGGATGTGGTCGAAGAAGTTGGATTGGGAGAACGAAGGTTTGAACTCCTGCAAGTATAGTGTCGTGGATAGAAATGAAACACCCGAAAGAATCGTGATAAGGGTGAGCATATGAGTTTCAAGATTTGTTATGTCAATACATGGGCTGGGTTTGACGCAAAATCTACAACAGATGAATTCATATTAAGTAGGTTGTTAAGAGAATTATTTCCTAAATGCACAATTGAACTTGGTTTATATTCTGATGCTGATTTGATTGTCTCTCTATATAAACCGATGTTTGGTCATCCGTATTTCGCAGACATGAGACATGTGAAGGGAAATACTATCTGTTTTACAGGTGAGAGTTATGACATTGTTTCTACGACACCTGGGTGCAAGGCTTACATAGGATTTGATCTTGAACAGGACATGCCCAAGGATGTCATGTCTTTGCGATATCCTCTTTATGCGCTTTACCATCAAGACTACATGGACAAACATGGCTGTTCTTCATTCGAAGAACTTCGTGAAAGATACAAGAGCCAAAAGAAACCAAAAGTGTCGGCAGTTGTTTCAAATCCTAGCAATGGCTTGAGAACATCCTTGATTGAACATTTGGTTAGGCATGGACTTTGCATGTCTGGTGGAAGAGTCCACAACAATGTCGGTGAGGTAGAAGACAAGTTGAAGTTTACTTCGGAGTATGGATTGGCTTTGGCATTTGAGAATCTGTCAAGGAAGTCGTATATTACCGAGAAGATATATGAGGCATTTGTGGTAAATGCTGTTCCAGTTTATTGGGGGGCAGAAGATATCACAGAGGAATTCAATCCCGACTCCTATATCGTGTTTGATGCGAGCAGCAATGAAGCAGCAAATAAATCATTCGTGAATATCTTGTCGCTTCTATCCGATGCAGAGCGAATAAATAGTATGTCGAAGGTAGACCCCATTAGCGGATTCCGTTCCGAGAGGTACATTAGGGACGGAAGGAGCATCCTAAAGAACTTTATTATGAGCGTATTGGAGACTAAGTGAAAAAACTATTTTTATCATCATCATCAGGCTACAAATGGGATCAAATAAAGACATGGAATCTGTCTGCCAAGAAGACAGGACATGATGTCTCCAATATTCTTATAAATCCAACCAAGGAACTTGTTGATTCGTGCAATATGCATGAAGTTTCTGTTGTCGGATACAACCTACAACAAAACAACAAGCCACCCCATAACCTGCGATTTCTTTTTCAATACAAATATCTTATGTCGGTCAAGGATGTATATTCACATGTTGTATTGACTGACAGCAGGGATGTGTATTTCCATTCAGACCCATTCCCAAGACTTATGGAACTTCTTGGAGATAAGGATATCGTGTGTGGTAGCGAATGCATTGCCTATCAGGATGAGCATTGGGGAAATGGAAACTTGATGGAAGGCTTCGGCTATGTCTATGATGAATACAAGAAACAAGAGATATGCAATGTTGGAGTGCTTTGTGGCAAGACAGAGGCTGTAGCCCAACTTTGTCTCATGATCTTCACTATGTGCTATCACAACCCAGCAAGTGTGTCTGATCAATCTTCGTTCAACATACTCATGGGAACTGATTTCGGCAGGAAGCGCGTGGCTATAAGTCGCCCTTCCGATGGGCTTATGGTGCATCTTGGTACAGTTGGTGTGCAGAAATTCCAAGACAAGTTGACTCAGAAGCCCTCTTGGGCTGAGGGAGAGATACCAAGCACATTTGGACGGGCGATTTCAATCATTCATCAGTACGACAGGGTGGACACAAGCAAGTGGGGTGTTCTTTGACAGTAGATGCTCTACATTTCGTCTACAAGAACAAAGTAGCGAGTGAAGCAGCCATACGGAGTTTCCGTGAATACAATCAAGATTGTACCTATGTTGTTATCTGTGACGGCGGTGAAGACTATGGGGAATTGTGCAAGAAGCACAACTGCGAATACATCCATAGCCCAGTTCATCTGGGATACCCACAGAATCCTTATGGATTCCGAAAGCCCCAATTGATGGAGTATCTAAATCGATTTCATTCTGCGGTATCTCTTTGCAGAGGATCTCATGTCATGATCATGGAGGACGATGTCCACATCATCAATGATGTCGTGGTATCGGAATCCGATGAAATGCTTGTGACTGAAAATTGCTTGAGAAATTACTTTCACCCCACTATACTAGACTTTCTTGTGAAGATTTCGGAAGATGCATCCATAGACAGATACTATGGCATGGGTGGCGGCAGCATACTTCACCGAGAGTCGTTCCTGAAGGCATATGAAAAGATGCTCCCGTTCATCGACTTGAATTTCGATGCCATGCAGAGCATATATCCAACAATAGGATGGACTGACTGCATCATATCGTTCATCATGATGGGGGTTGGAAAGAAGCATAAGGTCAATCCCCAACTCCATGAACTTGGAGTATGGGGACAGGATCATAGCAATAGGAATTATGACGGCATAGAGGAAATGTTGCGCGACAAGTATTCTATACTGCATCACTACAAGAAGCACTATGGGCTGAACCAATGACATCAATAATAATCACATCCGTTATTTCTCCCACCTCCGCTCCTTTGGACTATTCCCCGACTAGATCTGTATTCGATCCCTCACAGCGGGTATTGCAGACGGTGGATACCATAAAGTCCATTCGCAGTCTGTTGGGAGATGCTGTGCGGATATTCTTGGTTGACTGTAGTTATGGAGAATTGCCCGATTTATCCCCGATAAAGAATGTGTTGTCGGGATCCGATCAATTCCACGACATTCGTGAAGTTCTGTCGGTTGCTGAAATCGTATCCTCTCCCAACAAGGGAAAGGGTGAACTATACATGCTTGACTGGATGATTGAGAATGGAAATTTTGATTCGGACATCTACAAGATAAGTGGAAGATACTATCTAGATCCCACATTTGACTTCAAGTCGTTGGATAAGACTGCCGATGTCAACTGCAAGGCTAGAGGCTTTTCTCATGCAAACAATGTATGTCTAACTACATTCTACAGAATGGCGAGTAAAGACATCTTCAGCAGATACATCGCACATGGTAAACTGCTGTTCGATAAGTATCCCGCTATTTCAGCAGAGCATGTGTTGTATAACTTTTTGGCATCATACCAAGGAGAGTTAAAAATTCAAAACCTAGATAGGATCGGTGTGAACGGAAGAATCGCCGTTCATGGTGAAGTGAATTGCAACTAACTGAGGATATACTATGAAACTTGCGATATTTTATCACAACTATCAACTAAACAATCATCCAAATATTCCAATAGAATATTGGCATATGATGTATGAAGATCAAATGAGATCGTTGGCTACATCGGGTTTGTTGAGTGCATGTGAATTTATTCACATAGGAATAAATGGAGAACTCGTTCCCGAGTGGACTCCAAAGGCTAATGTTGTTCTTCACCCAAGATCGGAATGGTCTATGGGGGAAACTGCCACCCTGAAGGCTATTCGCGACTTCTGTTCCAAAGAAGAATCGAAAGACTACAAGATACTTTATATCCACCAAAAAGGATTGAAGGATATTACCAACCTAGCATCCAGACACTGGAGGCTGATGATGGAGTATTTTACAATTCATAGATGGAAAGACTGCGTGGGGTATCTAGATGAATATGATTGTGTTGGAGTCAATTGGTTGACTGATACATTTGTCGGCAGGAAACCTCATTTTTCGGGAAATTTCTGGTGGGCTACTGCACGGCATATCAATACTTTAGACCATTCGTATCTCGAAAATCAACCCAACTTATCTCCATTGCTGAATGTACTCAATAAAGAATTCTGGATTGGATCTAATCCAGCGACCAAGGCAAAGGAAATACATTGCTCCAATTTGGGAGAAGCCGGTCATTACTCCAAACTATATTCGTCGCGAAACTATATAACCACCTAACTGAAGGATTGAATCATGAATCGACTGATGATGATCAACGAATTGCTCGCAACTAAGACAAATCCATCATATCTTGAAATTGGATACGGTGAGGGACATGTATTTGATGGAGTAAATGCAACAGATAAAACCTGCTGCGATCCATCTCCGTGGACACAATGTGCCGAACGGTTTCATGCAAACAAGAATTGCGTGTTGTTGAGCAGTGATGATTTCTTCGCACAAAATAAGAAGACCTTTGATGTTGTGTTCATAGATGGTCATCATGAATACGATTATGTTCGTAGAGACTTCTTCAATGCCATGAACTCGCTGAATGATGGAGGATATGTTATGCTACACGACTGCAATCCTCCCAACGAATGGAGATGCAGACCCATCTCACAATTCGTAAATGGCGAGGCATGGAATGGTGATGGTGGATATCGTCTCATCATGGAGTTGTATCAGAACAGTACTGAATATCAGTGGATGACCTCTCTTGAAGACGAGGGATGCTGTGTGGTGAAAAAGTCCAGCAGAAGCGTAGTACCGCTAAACGGCAGCGATTGGAATACTTTTAACTCACATCGAGACTATATCCTAAATCTGATGCCGATGAACCTGATGTTCACTTCGGTGAGGAATGGTTGGTGATGTGAGAATCGATGCGATACTATTCGATCTTGATGGTGTTCTTGTGGATGCCTGTGATTGGCATTACGAGGCATTGAATGCTGCACTTGTCGGGGCTGGGCACCCTCCCATTGGGAGGGAAACTCATCTGTCTACATTCAATGGTCTTCCCACCAGAAAGAAATTGGAGATGCTTGGTATCTCTTATGGAGAAGCCATTGAGATCAATAGACAAAAACAGAAACATACCCTTGACATAATACAGACCAGTGCTACTATTATGTCGGAAAAGATAGAACTACACACACTAGATTCAATGATTACTTGCATAAATTTGTATTTGCCAAAACTAAATGATGGGGGTGTTCTAATCATAGAGGATGTTCAGTCTACAGATTGGATATCACATCTTCACACAGCCGCCACGCGAGTGTTTAAGGATGAAATGTCCAGTGATGTTTTTGATATTAGTGTGGTTGATTTAAGACAAACTAAAGGTAGATACGATGATCTAATGTTTATTATTCGTAAAAAGACACAGGATACGGGGGTTATTAGTGAGTGAAAATACTGCTAGTGGTAGAACTATAGATGTCTTTTATCTAACAACACGAAGGCAAAAATTCTTAATAGCACACGCGATAGAACTTTCGTATGCTATGAAAAAAGCAACCAATATTAGAAATGTTTATTTTCTTGCTGGCAGGGATGGTATGAATCAAGTTGTAGAAGCCAAGATAAAAAAAATTCTTGGAAACCGAGCAATATTTGAAGCAGAGCCAACTGACAATTATCTGAACAAATTGAAGCGAATCGCGAGTTCTGACGCAGATTTGTGTATTAAAATAGATGAAGATTGTTATATGACAGCCCAATCTTGGGTTGAAATGGCGTGTGCATCTAGTCAATTGGGAGACAATGACTTGTTCATGACTGGTTGTATAACCAATGGAATTCCAACATGTGATTTATTTTTGCAAAATTTCGCAGAACCTATACGAACATTTATGGAGAAGAATTATTTTTGCACAACAACATTTTATCCAATAAATGGAGCAAATTATAGTTCCTTGAATCACCCAAGTCTTAAAGCAAACTGGGACGCGGATTTATTTTGGTATTTAGTATCTAACATAAAACATCCATATCAGGGAATACACCCAATGAGACTGCGATTTGATGCAAATGTAGTACTAAATCATTTTATACTTAATAATTTCGAAAAAACTATGCTTCCCAAAAGCCTAAGCATCATTCATGATGTGACAAAGTATCCACACTATTGTCCGCAATTTTTAATGATGATTCCCGAAAGACTGATGGAAGTTTTAAACGCCAAAGAATTTGATTTTGATGGTTATGATGAAGTTCCATTAAATCTTTATCGGGAAAGTAAAAACATGGCAATGGCTATAGCACAAGGGATACCTATATTACATACAATGTTCAACTGGTCACAACAGTATGAATATGAGAGTGCTTTGATAGATGCTATTGTTACAATTGTGGAAAGTAGAAACCATGAATAATGTTCAACTAGTCATACCTTTGGCGGGGGAAGGCAAACGATTTGGTGATACATATCGTTGCCCCAAACCTCTTATTGATGTTGTTGGTGAGAGAATGATATCTTTGGCTATTAGAACTCTCGGCATTCAACATCATAATGCAGTTTTTATTATTAGAAACGATCACGATATCAATTGTTTGTTGACTAAAGAAATAAAAAAACTGTCACCAAACAGCACAATCATTTCTATTGATAAAGTCACAGATGGACCATGTTCGACTGCTTTATTGGCTTCAAACTACCTAGATCCCGATTCTCCGTTAATTATAGCAAACTGTGATCAAGTTATGCGATGGGATGGTGAAAAATTCTTGCGGTATTGTGAACAAGAAGACTATGATGGTGTAGTTGTGACATACCACGAAACAACTCCAAAAAATAGTTATGCTCGGCTGAACGCTATAGGTGATGTTGTTGAAATACGAGAAAAGACTCAAATAAGTTGTGTATCTCTAAACGGAATACACTACTGGAAAAAGGCAAATTACTTTATAGATTCTGCATCTAAAATGATTGCGCTAAATGATCGTACAAATAACGAATACTATATCGCTCCAACTTACAATTATATGCTTGCATCTGGACTAAGAGTTGGTATATTTCACATACCCAACGAACAACATCATGCTATAGGAACTCCACAAGATTTGGAAAACTACATACAAGTTTATGGAACTCGTTGAAAGGCAATCCGTGATAGTTGATGATATTCAAAATTATGTGCGGGGTTGGTTCATAGGGGACTTTGAGCCTTCGGTTCACAAGACACCACTCTTTGAGGTTGGTGTCTTAACTCACAAAAAGGGAGAAAAATGGTCTGCACACTTCCACAAGAAAGCCAGAGAGATAAATCTTCTCTTAGAGGGCAGAATGCTCATGCATGGAATAGAACTGATCGCAGGTCAGATATTCATTCTTGAGCCATGGGAGGTGGCTGATCCCGTATTTCTTGAAGATTGCAAAGTATTGGTTGTAAAGAGTCCATCTATAAAGGGAGATAAGTATGAAGTTGTTTGTGAATGAAAACAGTATTAATCGTGAAGACTATTTCGTAGTAACCTATAGGGTGGAATCAGACAAAAGCCTGAAAGACGCGGCTTGGAACATTGCTATAGGGCAAAGTGTTGGTAATCCAAATGTGAGAAATCGGTGGGAAACCGATCAACTGTTTGAGTGTCATTCATGCTTGATTCTTGGAGACGAAAATGATCTTTCCAAGAAACTAAGCGGCGAAGTAAAGATTGCCTTTCCTGTCATCAATACCGATTGGGAAACTGACGGGATCAGTCATTTGCTTTGTCAGATACTAGGCGGTCATGTAGACATAGATCTGGTGAAGAAGTGTCGTGTTATTGATATTGATTTTCCCAATAGCGTAAGTAAGCATTTTACTGGACCTAAGTTCGGAATAACAGGAATGAGAAAGTTCACGGGGCAGTTCGATAAACCTCTTTTTGGTGCAATCATTAAACCAAAGATAGGAATATGTCCCAATACCCTATTGGATATGATAAAGGAACTGGTAGATGGTGGTGTTGACTTTATCAAGGAAGACGAGATTATGTCGAATCCCTCGGTTTGTCCGTTGGAAAAACGAGTGGATATGGTTTCAAACTACCTTGCATCACAGTCTAGAAAAGTGGTGTTCTGCCATACGATAAACTGCGACCCCCATGTTCTTGAGAATAGAGTTCGCCGCGTTCATGCTCTTGGTGGAAATGGAGTGCATATCAATGTTTGGAGCGGATATGGGGCGTATAACAGCATCCGAAGACTAGATCTCCCGATCTACATGCATTTCCAAAGCAGCGGTGCAAAGGTGGTGACGAATCCTGCAAATCCATACAGTATCAGTTGGGTGGTAATGTGCAAACTAGCCAACATGATGGGGGTTGATACGATACAGACTGGTATGGTGGGTGGATACAGTAACGATGATTCACAGGAGATTCTTGAATGTATTCAAGTTCTCCGCGAAGGAAATAGTCTCCCTGCTCTTAGTTGTGGGCTGCATCCTGGTTTGGTTGACAAGATCACATCTTTGGTTGGGAATGATTATCTTGGTAATGCTGGAGGAGCAGTGCATGGACATCCCAATGGAACTTTGGCTGGGGCAAAGGCAATGCGTCAAGCAATCGACAGAAATCGCGGAAAAGAATATGAACTAGCAATAGAAAAGTGGGGTTTGGTACTATGAAATGGATTTGGGTATTGCTTTAGGAAAAGAAAATGAAAATCATATCCCATAGAGGCAACCTCAATGGTAGAAAGCCCGAGTGTGAGAATAACCCAACATACATCGACCAAGCAATTGCAGAAGGATTCAATGTTGAGATTGATGTTTGGTTTGTTGGAGGTGAGTTTTTTCTTGGACATGATGCACCAATCTATCACATAGAAAAGAATTGGATGATGGTCAGGGCTTCTTTGTTGTGGTGTCATGCTAAAAACATCGAAGCAATGGAACAATTGTTGTCTATGGAAGATATAATTTGTTTTTGGCACGAAAACGACAAAATGACCCTAACAAGCATTGGTATTCCATGGATGTACCCTGATAACTATAACCATAAAGCAGTCACCGTGGAATTGGGTGAGCCTAAAAACATACCCAATGTTTGGGGTGTATGTACAGATTATCCATATCTTTGGAGACACACATGAAGTGGACATTTGGGATATGCTTGGGATCTACCGCTTATTTGAAACCGCTTGTAGATTCAATCTGTAATCAAGAAGATATCGGGGTTTCTGATTACGAATTGGTATTGGTGGGGCAGAGAAGTAAAGAAGCCGTAGATATACTACAAGATAAAGCCAACATGGGTGTGCGAATTTTGTTTGTTGACTTCGATGAAAGTCAAAAGCCAGCATGGATAACAAGAAAGAAAAACATAATAACACAGGTTGCGTCCAACGAAAACATCTGCTATACACATGACTATGTTGGTTTGTGCAAGGGGTGGTATAAAGGATATAAATCGTTTGGGGATAATTGGGATGTGTGTATGAATCCTATTCGTAGGATTGATGGAAGAAGGTTTAGAGATTGGGTGATACCACAACAATGGTGGGGAGATCCTAAGTTTATAGATTATCATGATAGTTCTTTTGTGTCTCAAATGTATATTTCTGGAACATATTGGTGTGGTAAAAAATCGTTTATGCATAAAAATCCACTTGACGAGAATAGATGTTGGGGTCACGGTGAAGACATAGAATGGTCTGCTAGATGCCGAAAATATTGGAACTACAAGATGAATTCTGAGTCAGCCGTTCGTCTATTGAGGGAGAAGACCTTCAACGGACAGATAGACTACTCTCCCCATCCAGATTCCGATCCAGATGCTACTTTGGATCTATCTAAGTTTGAACTTCAAACCTGAAAGGCATGACATGAAAGAAAAGATCGGTATATTTTTCCTCGGGGCTTCGTCGGATGCAGATGCTGAAGATTCACCTTCCGCAACTAGCCAAGACAAGGTAAAGTGTCTTCATCAAAGCGGAATAGGAATCTATGAGAGACATCTCCATCGATATGAACGGGAGAAATATAATGTCTGATTTGAAGCAACTTTTTTGGAAACTTGATAAACCATGTCTTAAGTGGTCTACTTACTTTCCGATTTATGAAAAGCATCTGTCCAAGTTTGTGGGCAAGTCTCCAAAGATATTGGAAATCGGAATTCTTGGTGGGGGATCACTAGAACTCTGGTCCAAGTATTTTGGTGGGGGAACAACAGTTGTTGGCGTTGATTGTAGCGCAGACTGCCTATCATACAAATATGATGGGAATGTTACTGTAGTGATTGGAGATCAGGCTTCGACGGAGTTCTGGAAAAACTTCAAGGAACAATATGGTGAATTTGATATCATCATAGATGATGGTGGACATACGATGGTGCAGCAAATCACGACTCTTGATTGCATGTATCCTATGTTGAAGAATAATGGAGTCTTTGTCGTGGAAGATACCCACACCAGTTACTGGCAACAATGGGGCGGCTCGTTCCGAGGTGCAAATACATTCGTGGAATATTCCAAGAGAATAATGGATGTGGTCAACAATGAATTTATCCGGGATTCTGCGATAGAAAATTCCATAAAGGAAATATTCCGAGATTTGAATTGTGTTTCGTTCTATAACAGCGTTGTTGTATTCGACAAGCAACTTTCTCCTCCATTCATATGTCTGGACAATCGCAACAGAGAAAATCATTCAATAGATGAATAGGTCGAATCCCGATAAGTCTTTGCCGGATACGATACAGTTCAATCCATGTGCTATCTTTGCGACATCCAGTTCTACCCTGAAAAAAATCGAAAAGTCCGCATACACTACGCTCAATGCTATGGCGCGAGACTCAAACTACGGATACTTGATGCTTCCTTGGAGCCTTGAAAGACTTTGGAAACTTATACTTGTAGGAAATGATGCATGAAATACATTGTTACTGGATCTTGTGGCTTCATCGGTTCGAACCTTGTAGACACTCTTGTGTCTCAAGGACACAATGTTGTGGGTATCGATAATCTATCTTCTGATGCCCACGACAATTTCTACTACAACGACAAGGCAACCTACTATCAGTACAACATCACCGATTATGTGATGTGTTCTGATGTTTTTGCGCGATACAGACCAGATGCGGTTTTCCACTTGGCGGCAGAGGCTCGTATTCAGAACTGCATAAATGATCCTGGTAAGTGCATGGAGACAAATGTTCTTGGCACGGAAACCATGCTTTGTCTTGCCAAGAAGCATTCTGCCAAGAGATTCATCTTCATGAGTACATCGGCAATTTATGGAATGCGCGAGCCACCTAATCTAGAATGGGATGATCAAGATTGTCTGAATGCCTATTCATACTCCAAGTTTTTTGGTGAGAATCTTTGCAAGATGTATTCTACCAACTATGGCTTGGATACAGCATGTTTCCGAGGATTCAACATCTATGGAAACAGGATGCCAAAGAAAGGACAATATGCACTCGTTCTTGGAATCTTTCAGCGATTGTTGCGAGAATGCAAGGCGTTGACCATAACTGGAAGGGGGAATCAGAGCAGGGATTTTGTTCATGTTGATGATGTCTGTCGGGCTTTGATCGCTGGTGCAGAGTCCCCCAATTCACAAAATGGCTGCATCTATAATGTAGGGACTGGAAAAAGCATAACAATCAAGAGGATTGCTGAACTAATGCGTGATAGATGGGATAGCAAACTTCCGTTTGAGTTCCTTCCAGCCCGACAGGGTGAGGCAATGATTACACAGGCAAACATCCAACGAATAAAAGACAGATTGGGTTGGGAGCCTAAAATATCTGTCGAGGATTGGATAAGCAACCTTGACATCACCTAATCCGACACTATACTTACCTACATGATTGAACTGACCATCCTCCGCGAGTTGACTCGCAACGACCAGTACTTCCGAAAAGTCCTCCCCTTCCTCAAGGAGGACTATTTCGCTGATAGGGACACCAAGATTATCTTCAGAATGGTGTCTGACTATCTCGACAAGTACAACTCCATGCCCACTCGCGGGGCATTGGAAATCATTCTTGATGCCAAGACGAATGTCGAACCAGAGGTGATGAAGCAATGCATTCAGAACCTTGACAAGATGTTCGATGACAGCAAGAGTCCTGATCTTGAGTGGCTTGTTGACCACACAGAAAAGTTCTGCAAGGACAAAGCAATCTACAATGCCATCCTTGAGTCGATCCACATCATCGATGGAAAGTCCAAGGACAAAGATGTCGGATCCTTGCCGAAGATGCTTTCCGATGCGCTTGCCGTTTCATTCGACACGCACATCGGTCACGACTATATCGAAGATTATGGAAAGCGATACGAGTTCTACCACAGGGTGGAGAACAAGATTCCATTCGACATTGAGCAGTTCAACACCATCACGAACGGTGGTGTTCCTCGCAAGACTCTCAACATCATCATGGCTGGTACGGGTGTGGGCAAGTCTCTGTTCATGTGTCACCATGCATCGGCTTGCCTGACACAGAACCTTGATGTCCTCTACATCACTTGTGAGATGGCAGAGGAACGAATTGCAGAACGCATCGATGCCAACCTCATGGATCTTCCGATGGAGGATCTGAAGAAACTTCCTGCCGATCTTTACAACAAAAAGATGCAGCAGATTCGGAAGAAGTACACAGGTAGGCTCATCATCAAGGAGTATCCAACGGCAACTGCGAATGCGAATCATTTCCGTGCATTGCTGAACGACTTGAAAATGAAGAAGAACTTTCAGCCAGACATCATCTTCATCGACTATCTGAACATCTGTGCCTCTGCTCGTCTGAAGATGAATGCATCGGTTAACTCCTATACATTCGTCAAGGCAATCGCTGAGGAACTTCGTGGTCTTGCGGTTGAGTTTGAGGTTCCGATCTTCTCAGCGACTCAGGTCAACAGAGGTGGGTTCAACAACACCGATGTGGGGCTTGAGAATACATCCGAATCTTTCGGACTTCCCGCGACTGCCGATCTCATGTTTGCTCTGATCTCAACAGAAGAACTTGAGGAGCAGGGTCAGGTCATGGTCAAGCAGTTGAAGAATCGCTACAATGATGTCTCTCGCAGCAAGAAGTTCGTCGTTGGAATCGACAGATCGAAGATGAAGTTGTTTGATGTAGATAGCCCAATCGTCGGGGACGAGGGTTTTGGGAAGAGTGAAGATGGTGTTAAGAACAACGGAAAGGGAAACGGAGTACCTTCCGCAAACGATAAATATGATGACTGGAATTTCGACTAATGTCACTTTTCATCGACAAGAAGTACATAAATCTTCTCTCACCGCGTCTTGATAGATTCGCTTGGAAGAAGCAGGATCTCGCCAATTTCCGTTGTCCTCTTTGTGGAGACTCAAAGAAGAACAAGGCAAAGGCGCGTGGATATTTCTACCAAAAGCAAAATGACATGTTTTTCAGATGTCATAACTGTGGTGCAAGTCACACGATGTATAAGTTTCTTGAACTCTTTGCACCCGCAATGTGCAAGGAGTACTCCCTTGAACGGTGGAGAAACGGTGAGATGGGGCATTCAAACTACACCAAACCAAAGGAGGAAGAGATGTTCGGGCTTTTCAAGAAGCCTTTTGAAGCAAAGGAAGGCACACCACTCGACAAACTGAAGAAAGTTTCTGATCTTCCAGACAATCATGTCTGTAGACAGTTTGTAGAGTTGAGGCAGATACCAAGAAAGCATTGGGACATACTCTACTATTCAAGTGACTTTGCAAAATGGGCAAAACTTGTAGATCCTGAAGCAGCAGTTGAATCTACCCCAAGACTTGTTATTCCAATCTTTGACAAGCATGGTAGTATGGTTGCAGTTCAAGGTAGAGCATTGTCGATTGCAGATGATCGAAATGCACGAAGAACAGCACGATATATTACTCTCAAGGGAGACAAGACCATTGAGAAGTTGTGGTATGGAATGGAACGGCTAGACTCCGATGGAGATGTCTATGTCTTCGAAGGTCCACTCGACTCACTCTTTATTCCAAATGCTGTGGCAATGATTGGAATCAATGATGGTTCAAATATTCCAAAGCCTTTGTTAGGAAGACGATTGATATTCGCACTAGATAATGAGCCTAGAAACATCGCTGTTGTTTCTCAGTTGAAGAAGCACATCGACCTTGGGCATGAAGTTGTGGTGTGGGATAGTGGAATCACACAAAAAGATATCAACGACATGGTTGTCGCTGGCATGAGCGTGTCTAGCATACAGAAAGCCATGAAGAGCAGCATATGCAGTGGCGCAGAAGCCAAATTGAGGTTTGCCCGATGGAAGAAAGTGACGACCTAAACGACGATGAACGAGAAGAAGCCGAAAGGTTGACACAGGCATTTCTTCAATTCACTCATCATTTTCAGGAATACATCAAAGAAGTAAATCCTGAACTTTGGAAACGAGCAGTTGATTACGCAAAGACATTTACTGATGTAGAAGGAGTGGAGTTTACATATGTTGATAATGCGGGGAATACAGCAGAACAAGCCGAATGATGTTAAACTTCATTTTCTCCTAAATATTGTTAGGAGGAAACATGCAAGAAGAATGGAAACCTATAGTCGATTGGGAAGATTCCTATGAAGTATCTAATACCGGTAAGGTTCGTTCCAAAGAACGAATTGTAGAAGATAAAAACTTTTCTAAAGCCGGTAAATCATTTGTTCGTCGCAGAGTGTACAAATCAAAAGAACTTGTTGGATCAAAGGTGTCTAAAGAAGGACATACTACTATTGGTCTTTTCCGAAATGGGAGATCAAAAACCCATCTTATTCATAGGCTGGTTGCAGAGGCTTTTATCCCAAACCATAACAACTATCCGGTTGTTGACCATATTGATGGGAATCCAACCAATAACAGAGTAGATAATTTGAGGTGGGCTGATTGGAAGCACAACAATAGAAATACACCTTACATAAGGTATTTGCAGAATATTCTAAACTCACACAATATAAATTACAAGGATCAGTATCAATATGGGTGAAACTATTAGTGTTTTGGATAAAGGGTTTGTGCGATATGTTGATCATATGGGAAATGATCTTACGGTCGTGAATGCAGCCAGAGTATCTTTCAATAAAATTAGTGATTGGGATAGTGAACCGAATATTGCTGGTGTGCGAGAACGAAAATTGTCTGACAAGGACGCAAAGTTGATTTGTTATCTGGCAAAGAACAATCACTGGACTCCGTTCGCGCATCCGCAGATCACTTTACATATTAAAACTCCAATATCGATTCGCGCTCAGTTAGGAAAACATCAAGTTGGATTTGTTATGAACGAGGTTTCTCGTCGCTATGTCAAAGAGGAACCTGAGTACTACACACCGTTTTGGCGTGGTGCGCCTACCAATGGTGCCAAGCAAGGAAGTTCTGAATTCTTGACTGGTACCACGATGCAGGATGAATCGTACAAGAATCTCTGCGATGATGCCCTCGACACCTACAAGGAACTCCTAGCCGCTGGTGTGGCACCAGAACAGGCTAGATTTGCTCTTCCTCAATCCATGTACACAGAATGGTGGTGGACGGGTTCTCTTGCAGGATACGCAAGAGTTTGTTCATTACGATCTGATGATCATGCACAATGGGAAGTTAGGGAATACGCAGCAGCCATTGCTAAACTCATCGAACCTCTGTTCCCGTATTCGTGGAAGGCAATCTACAAGTAAACCTAAATACAAGTGTATTGTAGATGAGGATTCCACAGGATGGCTGACAACTTTAGCGGCTTCATTGGCACAGGAAGCATCTCTAAGGGAAACCTTGGTGATGTTTTCTCGTTGAAGTCGAACCTAAAGGATATCCCCCGCGGAATAAACTTCAACTTGGTTTCTGAATCAGAAGCCATACACCCATTCATCTACCGAAAAGGCGAAGGCAATCATAGAATTTGTCTCTTCAATGAAGATGTCGGACATGTTGTTCTTGTCGGAGATCCGCTCAAGATAGACATGATGTTCTCACTTGTGGAGAGAAGCATTCCAAAGGAGA